GCTTGTTTAGATTGATAATCTCCGATTTGCATCTCACCTGTAAGCATTAAAACAGCTATGTCCACTATTTCATTGTGAGTGTGAGGAGAGAGAATACAATCTGCAGTCCCTTCTAATAAAGTTCCATCTAATTTTTTATACTTTCCTCCCCTGAAATCTTCAGCATTGTGCATAAAAGGTATTTTCTTTAAATACACTAAGTCTAAGCTTTCAACTTTAAAATCTTTAGGGTAAACCTTAATAGAGTCGCCAACAAAGTTAAAATTTAATTCTCTCCACTCAAAAGAACTTTCTTCAAAGAAATCCCTTTTAAAATTATCATCATGTTGTTGAAGCTTCATAGAAGCTGCTTTATTTAAGCACTCTCCTTTTGATATTAAAGCTTCTGCAGATATAAAATTCCAATAAGACTCTGGTAAAGTTACTAAGTTGTTATCACAGGAGAGATTAACTTCTGTGACTAGTGCTCTAATGTCATCTATACTTCTCTGGGTTTTTTCTAGGCCTAACTTTCCTGAGTACCTAGGGTAAGCTACAAGTTTTACAAATATCTCTGCTGCCTCATTTAAAACTAGATCTAGCTCAGGAACTAATAAGTTCCTGTATTTGCTAGAATCTACTTTATTGAGTTTTCTCTTTACAGAGTAATGTAATTCTTTTATATTCATTATTTACTCTGAATTTCAGCTAATATAGTAATTTTAAGTTCACTATTCTCTGGAAGGTTCAAGTAAGTTATAACCTCTGAAGATGTAGTACCTAATGTAGATTCTCCCCATTTAATTGTGTGGCCTTTCTTAACAAGTACCCCTGAGATTATAGCTTCAGATACTAGAGCTTCCATTGTAACCTCTTCTTTACTTTTAGTGGCAAGTCTAATAAACTCGTCTGTTTTAGTGTTTACTAAAGTGTCCATAACAATAGATAAAGCGTTCTCAGATTTGTTCTTATAACTTTTCTTGTCAATAAGTAAAGCTATCTCTTGCTTTCTGTCTTTGTCCATATCACCTAAAAGAGTGCTGGCTTCCAATCTTCTAGTAGCTTTACTAGCAAGATCTTTCTCTTCTAGCTGGGAACTGTGAATATAGTGAGTAGCTTCTGGCCAATCTCCATTGTCATACTCTTTAATAGAGTTAGCAACTTCTTTAGAAGCCATCATCACCTTAATTTTAATGTAATCTATATTACTAGCTTCTCTATAAATAGAAGGGTAATTTAATAGCTCTATTTGAGATATTTTCTCATCCCAAAAAGGGTGAGGTACTCCCTGTACAAACTGATCACTTAGATCATAATTGCATCCTAGAGACTTTAAATGTTCAATATCATCTTCTGATAAGCCAGTACAATACTTAAAAGTTTCTGCTGAAACCAAAGCTCTGGTCTTTATAGGCTTTCCAAAAGATTCTTTTCCTTTTTTTCCGTGCCACTTATCTAAAGGAAGTGGCCTAATTTCTACTGTGTTGCTCATATCTTCTTATTAAAATGTGCAAGGAACTTCTAACTCCTTGCACAAATATATATATTTCTATCCCCTTGTCAAAATCATTTCTCCGCAAAGAGTAATATCCTTAATAGTAACCCCACAAACTTCCTCCGCATGCATAGAGTAAGAAGATCCTGTATGAGACATATTACCTCCCTTGTTAGGACCTAAAGGACCAAACATACCTTCATGATAACCAAAAGCAAAAGAATCTTTCTTTTTCATAAGTTTAATGTTAGACGAGCCTTTTTCTCCTAAGAAATCTAAGAAAGTGATTCTCATAGACTCTAAAGGATACCCTGTAATTTCATCTATTTCCCAGTGAATAGAAGGGTCATCATATAATGGGTTGTGGTGCATCTCAATAGAAATGTTGTTACCCATGTTATACCTAGTAAACTGGAAACCAGCTTGTAAAGCATTAGAATGGTATGTAGAAGAAACTCCATCAATAAAATTCTCAACATTTAATGTCAATCCTTTTTTCGTTACCCACTCTTGTACTACTCTGCTAAATTCTAACAGTCCATACTCTCCAGAATACCCAGAGATAACTTTCCTTTTTCCTGGAGAGGTTCTAGAATAGAAAATATCCATTAAAAACTCCTCAATACCTTTTACAGTTAATTGATTATGTTTAAAGATATTAGAATCCTCTAGTAACTGCTGGACTCCTGGACCTTGATAAACTGTTCTTCCAGTGGAACCTTCTAAAGAACTGGTTCTTCCATACCAAAGAACTCTTTCTTTTTCTTTATAATATTGCTGCCAAAACTCTACATCAGCATATCTCATCCAAGAATCCGTAGATTTTCCTCCAGGCAAAGGAATCTTTATAGCTAGAACCTCTGTGGAAGCATAATCTGTGACTTCATGTTTCTTACCTATTTTACCCATTTTACCTGAAAATGCGATGTTGGAAGTAAACACTGTACTACCTCTTTGAACATTACCTTCTTCATAAGTAGAATAAAGTTTGCCCCACTTAGATCCAGGTTTTAAATGTTTGGAGTCTACAAAGTCTTGATGATTATCAGTAGCCAAAACCACATTATAAGCAAATCCATCTCCATGAGGACCAACTACACTTTGAATCCTACACTGACTTTTTTTATTGGATGTACCTGGAGAAACTACATCCCCGGCTACATACCAAGGCTCATCTAATTTAAGTAAAAAAGTAGCTTTAAATTTTCCTAACTGTTTTAAAGAAGAAGGGTTTATATTTTCTAAAGATACTAAAGGCCTAAGTCTGCCATTCTTCATCTCCCACTCCCAAGTGGTAGTTCCAATTTCTTCTTCTGTGACTTTGCTTCCCATTAACTTTGCAGACAAAGGATTATCTGAGAAATAGTCTCCACTAGAGAACAGCTCTTCTACTGGTCCAGTAAGTACAGTTGGTCTTGCAGCTAACCCCTTTCCCAAGTGATTAAGTTCTGTCATGGTAGAGTGATGATGCATTATCCTAGTTTGATTTCTAGGTTTTCCTAATGTTGCCATTTTGTATATTTATGTGTTAATAATTTATTTAATTGTTTATATAATCTTGAAAAGATGTTTTACTGCTTGACTTTCCTTGGTTCTCCAGAGTATCTTTTATCTTCTTTACAGCTTTTTTATTGGCTCTATCCCCTAAAGAAGTAAAGTCAAAATTAGACTTTAGTAACTTAGCTATAGCCAAAGATTTTTCTGGGTCTTGCAAAGCTTTATGTAAACTGACTTGCATTTCAGTAGCAGAGGATCCATCCTCTAACTTTACAGTGCTATTGTACATGAAAGCAGGTAAACCTTTTTTATCCTCTCTAGATAATTTTAACCCTAAAACCTCTTTAGATTTAGTAGCAAATTCTTCCAAGTTTCTTCTGCCTTCTACAGCCAACCTCTTTCTTTCTTGTTTATCTTTAGCCTGATTTTCTAATAGAGAAGCTTCTAATTTTGCTTCTTCTTTTACAAGCCTCTCAAGTTTAGGTGTCACATTATTTTTTAGTTTCCCAGACTCTTTTAAGTACTCTATTTCATCAGAAATTTCTTCAGAGGTTTTTCCTTCTTTAGTTGCTGCAGCTCTATAAACTAACTCTTGATTTTCAACACTATCTAGATCTAAATCTTCTGATAAATTTGAAGATTGATCTTGCAGCCTAAAGTATTCTTTTGGATCTCCCCCATTTATAACGTAGTTGTTTAAACCTTTAGTAAAAGGGTCTAGACTTTTGAATACTTCCTGTACCCTATTTTCTACGCTCCCTTCAAAAGATTCCTCTAAAAGTTCATACTCTTCTTCTGTAGATAGTTCTACTCCTTCTTCTAACTCGTAATTTATTAAACCTATTTCTTTTAAATATTTTAAAGTTGAAGAGTTTTCAGATTTAGAGGTGACTTCTCCTTTCTTCTGAGAAGATCCCTCTTTATTCTGAGAAGATCCCTCTTTCTTAAGGGCTAAATCCCCTTCTATATCAGAGTTTTCCCAACCCCCAAAAGAAACTTCCTCTTCAGTATTTTCTTCTTCCGTTTCCTTATCTTCGTTTAATACTTCTTCTTTAGTGGAGTCTTCTTTCTCCACCTTTTTTTCTTCTGTCATAGGTGTTGGAACATCTACTGGATCTTCCCAACCCTCAAATAAAACTTCTGGTTCTTGCATATTACTAATTTAGGTATTTTATAAACCCACTTTAAATTTTATAGGGATTTAGATTTAAAACGGTGTATTACATTTTACTACTGTTTGCTTTCAGTTTACTTTTTTCAATTTCTAATTTGTCTCTATTTTCCTGTTTTTTTACTGTCAAAGCTTCTCTGGCTATTTCATTCTTATCTCTAGCTATTTCAGCATTTACCCCATCTATGGCTATCTCTATGAAATCGTTTACCCCATCTTTATCTTTATCTTGATCTGGATTAAAAGAGGCGGCCATTATCCCTCCTTTAATTATTTCGGTTTTTCTTTGTTCTTCTTCTTTCAGTATAATCAACTCTTTAGCTCTTTCATGATTTTTTTCTTCAAGTTCAGCTAATCTATTATCTCTTTCTTGATCAGCCTTTTCTTGTCTCTCTTGGATCTTAGCTGCTTCTTCTTGCTTCTCTCTTTCTCCTGTCTTAAGAACTTCTTTAGTTTGAGCTAAACTCTCTTGTTCATACATATCTACCACTGTAGACATATCTATTGTTTGGTTTTGCATTGCTGCGTGAGATAACTGTTTTAATAGCTCTTTAGTTTCATTAGCAGTTATAGTATCTGCCACATATATACCTATTAAAGTATTATTAATAAGATCACTGTCCATCTTCAGTAAAGCAATGGACATATCATCTAAAATGTAAGAGAGAGTCTCTTCTGGGGCATCTCTGTATACAACTTTACAGCAAGAAAGGACACTTTGTATAACACACTTTTTAAACTGAGAGTCTAAATTAAAATAGGGCTCTAAAATATTTGAGGTTTGAATCAAATTCTGTTGATTATTTCCTATAGACTCTCTGGCATTAGTTTGACCTTCTACATTATCAGTTAAACCTACACTTCTACCTGCTTGCTGTCTTATGTACTCTGCCATCTCTATGTACTTACTAATATCTGCCATGACAGAGAGATCTAACTCTTTTGCCATCGTATTTACATCATTGTAAGTGGTCCCCTCTTCGTTAGGATCAAAGAATATAAAAGGGGATGTTTTTCGTAAGTGATTCCACTCTTTAGTGGACATCATAGAGGAATCAGGTTTAGCATTAATATTCAATAAGATTTTCTTGCCTTCATCAGAAGCCATAAGAATATCAATCCTGTAAACTATAACATTTAACTGTTTTTGGTATCCAGCTAGTCTATCTATAAGAGATACAGGAAAAGAGTTATCTGAGTCATAAACTACCCCTATATAAGGAAGCTTAAAATCCCCTAAATTATTTATGTCTTCGTATTGACCTGGTAAAGGCTGCATAATTGGGAATATATCCTTCCCTATTCTCCAAGTCTCATACTTTTCATTCATCCACTTCCATTCTATACTAATATCTCCTACATCTTCATCAAGTTTATAGCTTTCATCTTGTATTGTAATATCCAATTCCCCTTCAGGGCTCATTCTAGTAAGAAACCCTATTTTTCTTAGTGCAGTAAAAACAGTGTGAAGAACTTCAACTTGATTTGAGCCTTCTTTTTGAGAACGCCTTAATTTTTCCTTTCTAGGACTAAAATCAAAACTTAGGTCTCCCATTTTAGTGGAAGTCCCCTCTTTCAAGTTGTCATGTATTTTATCTATATCTGAGTTTGATAAAGAATCCCCAAAAATATCTACTATCTTTGAAGGGGACCATCTATAAGTATTATTTGCCCAACTTCCATCTTGTATAAACTCTAAATCTTCACTTTCCTCGTAGTTAAAATTAATAGGGATTACAGGCCATATGTGCATTTTCTTATTGATGACACCTACATACATAACTTGTACTGCAGTTGTCAAGCCGTGCTCTAGACACTTATTCAACTTAGAAGTTAAATTATCTTTTTCTTTGTGAATATTTAAGAGTTGATTAAAGAGTATCTCAGAAGGATCTTGGTGCTCTCTGGCCATGTATTTTTTAACCTCTTCTGGAGTCTGAGCAGTTTGCTCCTCTTCTACAGACTTAAAAATCTCCTCCTTTCTCTCTTCTGTAAGGCCTTTACTAGAGAGCTCTTCTTGGTATTTAAGTTCTATTTCTTGTTTTATGGGTGTCATAATCTTAGAAATTACGAACTCTTTCATTCTATTTACTTCCTCTAATTCCCTCCTAGTTGTAGCTTCTGGGTTAGAAGCTATAAGTTTAAAAGGGAAAGGCCTTTTCATAGCCATCCCTAGCATAGCTTTAAACTTAGGGGTAATAATATCTCTGTTTTGAATCTCTGTGACAGGATCACTGGCCCCTTCTATATCTCCGAAAGGTTCACATATAACTTTATAATCTTCGGGATCTATGATATTATTCCTAAGATCATAGTTTCTTTGCATGTTTACTTTTCTAGCTTTAGAGTCTAAACCTGTAAGAGTACAATGACCAGAATTTATGTCAAAATTATTAGTTTTATCTTTGTACCACTGCTTATCAAGCTTATTTTTCTCTGATCTGGATACTCTATCTTTAGCTATTATTTTTTCCTCTGACATAACTTCTATAATTAAACTGTAAATATAGCACTTAAATATAGGACTACAACATTTCTCTTAATTCTGTATATTTAGAGTTTACTTTTTTACTGTTGTATTCTTTCCCTAAGACCTCTTCTTGCACTTGAAAAAGACACATAAATAAAGCAGAAATATAATCAAAATTACCTTTTTTACTGTTATACGCTATTAGCTCATCTAACAGTCTTATAGAATTTATTTTATCTATAACAGTTATAGGTTTACCTTCAGAGTCGTAATCTAATATAGTTAGTAGCCATTGTTTAGTATACCTCTCCCCAGCATCTTTAAGTTGAATATTCATATGACATCCGTAAACCCTAGCTACTTTAGATTTTTTTATATTTTTGCTTATAACAGCATCAGGCTGTGCTGCCAAGTATTTTAATTTTTTTGCTCTGGCATAGTAATTCTTAACCCCTACTACCTCATTTTCGTGCATAGTTTGTGTACTATAAAATTCCGCAAAGTATAAAGACATTTGATCTATATCATCTGGAGATGCAAGCCTCCCTATATACTCTGCCACTATAGCACTGTGTGTAGAAGTTCCAGCATGAAAACTTTTATAAACAACTACAGAAGCTAGAGAGGTTCCTTGTTCTTGCCTAATAGGATCATAACCGATCTTATATAGCCCTCTCTCCGGACTTTCTACTGGGAACTCATAAATTAAAGCGCATCCATCTTTATTGTTAGGAAGATTAGTATAAGATGTAATTGGCATAGCTTGCATTCCAAACAACATTTTAACTTTAACTTCTCCTTTCTCATAATAAAATTTTACAGGCTTGCCCATAATATTTTGCAAGTTCCCGTCTTTTACTTTTGTTCTCCTAGCTTTTAATTCTATCACAGGAAAACTATTCATAGACACTGCTCCAAAAGCCTCTTTCGGACCTAAAGGCAACTCTTGGAGTTTCTTCTGCATCTCAGTAGAAGTGGCTCCAGCAGCTATCTTTTCATCCCTCTCTGCTATTATAGCTTTTCTAGCTCCTTCTAAATCAGAGTTCCCTTGGTCATCATAGTAACCTTCTAAGTTCCAGTTTATAGGGTGAAAAAATCCACAGTTCTGGTCTTCACTTCCTTCGTCCCATATGTTTCTAACTGGAAGAAGACCAAAAGCTTCTGGTCTTTCAAACATGTCAGCATAATCTGCTGTGCCTGATTCCATATCCCCGGAAGTACCAAAGATAGTCATTATGCCGGTTTTCTGAAGTCCAGCTCTTACACAATCCTGAGAGGCGGCATAGGAACTTTTTAATAAACCTGGAGAACCAAAAGCTCCAGACTCTTCAAACCAAAAATCTATAGCATCTTGCCCCCTTGCAGAATCTGAATTATCCTTAAAAGAGAGTGCCATGATCTCAGACATTAACCCTTGTTCAGAAGGAATACCATTTAACACCTCTTTAAAAGAAGCCTTAATGTGATCTATCCTATCTATATAATCCGAAGGGGTTCTGAATGCAGTGTGCTGGTTCATGAAATTTATATTCTTCTTTGTTAAGGAGAAAACCCCTTTTGGGTAAAGGTATTTCTTTTCGTAAGCAGCAAAAATAGAAAGCTTGTTAGGATGTATATAAAAGTTTCTTGCTGCCATAGCTGCAGCTTTCAAAGAATACCCTCTTCTCCTAGCTTTACCTACAATTAGATTCATATTTCCGTTCAAGAACTTAGAATCTATTTTTACGTATAGCCTAAGAGAATCAAAGAGTTTTACTTTCCTCTTTGTTTGTTCTTCCTTTGGAAGTTTGAAAAGAGCTAATTTTTCTTCCTTAGTATTCAAAACAGCAGAAGATCCATATCTGGCTATTTCCTTTACCCAGAAATAATTAAAATCTCCGTCCCAGAAATCAGGAAAAGAAGCTATTTTCTCTGACAGTCCTCCTCCTATATCTATTTGCTTCTCTATAATACAAAAGTTAAGGTAGTAGTAATGAGAACCTGTTATCCTCTCTCCTTGAACTTCATACCCTTCTATGATTCTTTTCCTCTCCTCTTTCCAGAAAGCAAACCAGTCTGGAGAGCCTTCTGGGTCTGGACAGTAATAACCATTGTCCAGAAAACACTTGCCAGTTTCCCGGAAAACAGAGGAATCTAACCACTTGCCACTCTTATCCCTTACTTTACTCATCTCTAATTGAAACTATCTTTTCTTGCAAATACAGATATAGACTTTCCTGCTTTAGTTTTAACAGAATCAAATAACTCTTCGTGAACTTTTTTCTCTAAAGCGTTTAACTCTGTTGTATTTTTACTGGTATCATTTACAGCTGAAGTAATGTCTTTAGGCTTATAAAGAGGGTTACCAGTCTTCACATTTACTGCAGTAAGATCTACAGTGTTGAAAAAGTTCTCTAATCCTTCACTAGCTTTTTTTACTGACAAGTAATAACGTAAAGTAGGAGAAGCTTCTAATTGAAACTCTTCTATTTTTTTTATTCCTTCTTTAACTTTAACATCAGGTTTCCAAGACTTATCTTTCATTATGTCGAGAACTATTTTACTAGGTCTTGTGCTTTCTGGGTAACCTTTATAAGGGTTACTCTTAAGTTTAGAAGACATAAACTCTATATAAGCCAATTCTTCTAAAGCCCTTTCTTTTTTCTGACTCCTATCCCTATTCCAAATTTCTTTGAAAGGAGAAACAATTAAAGTTTCTGGGTAAGGATAAACCCTCTTTTCTTGTACTTCAAATAAATATGCCATAATTAACTTAAATCTTTTAGTGTTACTATTCTTCCTTCTGGAAGAAGTGTGTCACTTACTATCTTTGTTTCCTTTTCAGTGAGGTCCCTAGGGACTATCACTAAGTTAGCGTCTTGCCCACAGAGAATATATAAATTACCCAAATCTTCCTCTGTTAAGATTATAATCCTTGTAAAGTCTCCTATTTGGTATGTACTATCATTTAAAGGTGCCTCTTTATTTGTTGGGTCTATTACTAACATAATTAATTCCAATCATAAATTACTTCTGCCCCTATTTTTACTATCCCTTTTGTCCCTTTAATAAGTACTACTGCTTCATCTAAAGCCTCAAACTTAGTTTCCTTATGAACCACAAACCCAAACCTTAAACCTTCTGACACTTGATTTACTCCATCTAAGAGATAAATATAAGTAGGTACAGAGATAAGATCTTCTCCTTCTCCCTGTACCTCTACCTTCTTGCCTTTAGTAGCTAATTTATGATTTAAAGTTACTTTAATAGAATACTTCATCAATCTATGAAACAAGTTTTGACAGCATACATACAAGCTGTTTCAATACCTTGTTGTGCAATATCTCCTACCCTAGCTCTTTCTGAAGAAGGAGGCTTACATCCTTGTTCTTCATAATGTTCCCATTTAGCTACCTCAATCAAATCAATTAACTCAGCAGCCTTATTCTTAATCTTATCTACAGTTCCATTCTTATCTGGGTTGAAATCTGCTTTTACTCTTTTTTGTCCTAATGTCTTTTCCATGGTTGTATTATTTATTCACTCTCTATTTGTTTCTCGGTACACCATTTAATCTTTGTAAAGTCCTAGTTGTTTAATGTGTTACCCTATTCCCAATCAGACAAATCCTCTCCAAAGTCTTTGAATATTGGGTATACTGTAAAACGAAGCAACAGTATCACCACCATTCCTATACCAAACCCTATGCTAAAATCTGCCATATATTATAAGCTATTTAAAAATTGGTGGAACTTCTTATCCCATTGAGCATCATATAAAGCATTGTGTCCATTCTCATTCTTCTTATACCTTGTATTCTTACCTGTTCTTTCCCAAGTTTCATCTGCAATCTGCTTCAAATCATTGCAATACATAGGAAATCCTTTAGGTAAGTCCATCATACTACCAAACAACCAACAGAATACTACCCAGTGATAATCAGCGTAGTATGAGTAGAACTCTATGTTTAACTCACTTGCAATACACCTTGGAGCTGACCCTCTCTTACCTTTAATACAGGGGTAACCGCAGGAGCAATTACATAGTCCTTCACCATCTACGTTTGTAAACCCCTTAATCTCCTCAGTTATCTGTGCTCTTGTTTTACCATATTTATTTAGATACTTTTTAAACAGTCTAAGACAAAACCTATCTTTGATCTCGCAACTAAGATATACATTACATTGTTGTGCTTTGTAAATATAAGCTCTCTCTTTCTCTAGGAGTTCATCGAATATGCCTTTTAGTACATTCTCTCGTAACCAGTAGTCTGGTTTTTCCTTAGTACCTTGGTTTTTGTTCCAAGCAGCTTCTACATCAAATTCTTTACAGATGGCATAGTATTCTCTTTGTGTATATACAGTTTCGTGGTGTACATAAGGAGGCTCGAATGTTTTTTTAATATCCCCACTAACAATACCAATGCTGATCAACTCAATAGTATCAATAGGGTTGCCAACTTTAATCCCTAACACTTTAGGTTGTTTCTTGTGTTCGTGAAACTCTGTGTCTAAATAATACTTCATCTTGTAACTTCTCCTGTGATTGTTAAAATGTCTTCTGTATTGTCTGGGTAATAAACTGTCAAAGTTTTCTTTGTTAAGTGTACAGGCCCAGGTAA